GTGTCTGTGAATAAGTTAGTAATAATATCAGATCTATTTCTATTTAAATCGACATAATCGCGATTAAACACGTTGCTTGTTTTTGAAATACCAGTCCAGACGCCCCAATAAGCATCAGTCTGATCTGCCAGCCCATCTTGGTTGCCAGAAATTCTCAGTTCGTGTGATGGGAAGAGGAATTTAAGCTCTGGTCCAAATTGCCCACTGCCTCCCAGCCCTGTGCCTGTTACGACCATGTTTTTTCCTACGTTGCCGTCAGCATCTTTGTAGGTGCCCGCGCCGTCTGCTAAAATGTCTTTAGCTCCTAAAGCCATAATTCCGGCGCCGAAGTTCAGCGTATCAGCCTCGTTAGTTTCCTTAGTGACTGTAAAATCTTTATATTTTAGAGGACCGTAATATCCAAACGGTAGAAGTTCCGAGTTGTATGTATCTGACTCCATTTCAATTCTAATATATTTGGAATTGTTTGGGTATTCACCTCTGGCCTCCAACCTTCTTGTTGTTGAATTAAACCGGACGTAAGAGTCTCCAATTTTTCTAGCAACGTAGTCTAGTGAATTTGCATCTAAGTTACAATTACTAAACCTCTCCAAGATAATTGGCGCAGCATCTGTATCGTTTGCCCTACGAACCAACACATCAAAAGTTCCGTATGTATTAAATTTATCTTCAGAGTAGTTAATATTCGCAATTGAAATTTTAATATTGTTCTGCGCCCACTCCGCGTGATCTAGTGCATGAAACCTGAACAGTTCAGTCATGTCTTCATATTCATATGATGTAGCTGCTGTAGCACCGCCCAAGTCTTGACCAAAAACCATTCCTGTAGCTGGGTTGTTTCTTGTTGCCCCATCTTCAAATGGTATTTCTCTGTTACTGTGTCTGATTGATGAGCCTGTAGCTAATGGTAAAACAATACCGAAATAGGTTCCATTAACACCAACCGCTTTGCCGCCCGATCCTGTAACAGCGGCTCTTTCTAGTTTTTGTAAAAATTCTGTTGCATAAGTTTCGCCAAGCCAATATCTTTCTCTTTGGGCGGCTTTTGTAACAGTCTTATTTGTTAAAGATGGATTCGTATTAAAAACATTTCTAATGTAGTTTTTGTTGTCTTCAACCAAAGAAAAGCTTAATACACGGTTGGTGCTATAGCCTGCTGAGCCTGTAATCGCAACAGTAAAAATGCCGTCAGAGTCTGAAGCGACCAATCTGCACGACCCACTACCTGCTTGATCAACCGGGATAGTTGTATTGCCAGTTTCACTTTGTCCAACAAGACCAACCATGCCATCTGTAACATACCAAGTGGCAACCAAAGAGCCTGTGGCTAAGGCGCTGGCGTCCGTTCCATTCAGGGTGTTGGGAAAAACCCACAGACCATATGCCGAGCCAGTAGCGTCACCAGTAAAGTTAGGAACGCCTAAAATTTTAGTTCCAGCAGTTGTTGTATCGTTTGGTCCGACAGCCTCAATTTTCCAACCAGCCTTACCAGTAGACTCTGCGCTAATATTTTCAGAACCTAATAGTCTCATATAAGTACAAGTTGATGAGTTTCTCAACCAAGCCTGTGCGGCGTAAGCACCGTAAGTTGGAGTTTGCTCGTTTCCATCTCTCCAAACATCATTAGATTTGCCACCGGGGATCGGCTCACCATATAGTTGTACAAAATCTGCAAACGAATCAACAATAACTGGTCTCATTGCAGGACCATACTTTGCGCGTCCAATAAAAAGTGGACCAATCTCTCTTGGCTCGTTCGGTAATTGTGAATTATCTATTTCGTTTAAGAAAACACCGGGTGAAATAAACTTAAATTTTCTGGCACTCATTAAACATCTCCTAAACTATGCTAGAGTAAATAGTTTTGAATTGACCTAAAAACTATGGTCTGTATCCATCATCAGAGAATTCATTGATATCGCCTAACATAACAGTCTCTCTTGGGAAGCGGACTTCAACAAAATTCTCTTTTCTTGCAATTTGCGGACCTTTCTGATTTGGTCCTGCACCCATAACATAACCTATCACACGAATTTTAATCGTTGATTCATAAATCTTTTCATTGTTGCCAAGATTACTTAAGTTGTTTGTTATGGTAAAGTTTGTATCTAAAAACGCCTCGTAACTATGACCGCTTTCACCAATCATAAATTGATTTACATTATTGTTAAAAGTTGCAAATGGTTGAAGCATATCATTTATCTGCTGTTGATATTCAGCCCTCAAATTTATAGTATAATCTAAATCGTGGTATACTGGCAATGGAACTGTTGCCATTTCATATATAACCTTATCATTTTTAAATTTAAAAGTTGATTGCTCATATAACCTTGAGCTTGTAGCATTTGCAAATTTTTTTGTTTTTGATTGTTTTACTTTTTTAGCAATTGTTAAAGTTGTGCCATCACTACCCGCAAAAAGTCTCGCTGGTATTGGAGAGTCGTTTATTGCTGTTTGTTTTACGCTAGTTCTTTCTATAGAAATCATTGGAAATTTTAATGATTCAGTCCCAAGCTCTCTCATTTCTCTGTCATCTTTGATTTGAAAAGCTCTTTCCTGAGTTAACCAAATAAGTGGGACTTTTCGCCAACCATCATTTCTTGTTGCAAAAACATCAATTGTTTTATCAACCCAACCATACAAAGCCATGTCAACAGTTTCAAAAGTTGACGGGATTAATGTGTCATATTGGACAGGGTATGCAGATTTAAAAAGCTCATCAGCATTTTTGCAGGGGTAGTACTGCCCACCCTCAGTATGCGTTCCAGTACAACCCAAATCCTCTGCTTTCTTTAGGGCGTCCCTAAAATTATTAAATTTATAATTTTCTTCAATATACTTTGGTAGCATTTAATAATCCTATGGGTTAAATTTTCCTTCTCTTGCCAATATGCAGTTAGCACTGATTTCAAAGCTCTTATCGTCTTGTCCAAACAGCAACTTAGGCTCACTTAGCTCAACTATTTCATAATCAAAGTCGCCAAAGCGAACAAAGTCGCCAACACGAACATAAAGATTTTGGTCTTCTGTTAATCGTCTTTTATGAAAATCAACTTTAATCTGTGGTCTTCTATCAACACCATACTTGGTAAATTCTGTTTTTGATCCGCTCCAAGTTACTTGAGCATGAACTCTTACTGGTGGCAAATAAGTTTTTTCTATTGCCTCACCATAAAGTGGATGATAGTTTGAGTGTTGCCGCGAAATTGAGAAGTAAAGGATTTGTTGTCCGACAACTCGCTCAATAACCTCATCATTGATTTGTTTAACAAAGTCTGCTTCCTTTTGTCCAGTAAACAAAGGTGGTGGCGGGGCATCAGATCTTGTCCATTTATTGTCTGCCATTCTTTATTATCCTACAAATAATGGAACTGGGACTTGTGCCAGTGTAGCCGCAGTTGCCTTAGTCATATCAGCGTCTTTTGTTAATAACTTTTCATAAGTTAATTCATCAAGTACAGTTTTTAACTCTGTTCTAAGCGCCTCTTGTTCGGCTTTAGCCTGACCCAATAAATCTGATGCATTGAGTGTAACAGTACCACCGGGAATTGGAATTTGTCCCCCAAGCTTACCTCTAATTTGACCCAACATTTCTTTGCAAAGAGCTAAAGCAAATCTACGAATCCACTGTTTGCCAATTGAGTTAATTGATGAGTACCTGATATTAGAAAGCGGCAAGTTGTTCATGTTATTAACACCGTGAGTGCCCGTTTTTCGATCTGAATATTCTTCGAATGAATCTTTTTTAACTGTAAACCTAAAATAGAATTTATCAGGCGATGCATTTGTTGGTGTCGGAAATAACCTTAATTTGTTATTTATAACTTCATATGAATAATTTGAAACTCTTGTCCTAATTGAGTCTTCATACATAATTGCTTGAAGTTTGTTTTGCCAAGTTGGAATAACTTCAAAGGTTGAATCATCAGCATACTGACCATAAGTTGATAAGTTTCCAATTACATTTAATCCACCATAGTAAGCAAAAAACCTCCACATTGAAGCAGGCGTCTTATAATAAACTTGTCTAATCGTAATTCTATTTGAATCTATTGAATCACCAGTGTCCAAAGTTAAATCACCAGCCGTCACTGCATCGGCAACAATTGTTTGTAAATCATAATCCTGTTGTTTATCAACCGAATCAAAAGAAGCTGTATAATAAGTTAAATCGCCCCCAACTCCAGCTTCTGCCGAAATTCCTGTAGCCACCCTTCTTGTGTAATCAAAAGTATATCTAGGAAGTTTAGATTCGACATTAGAGCCGCTTAAGGCATCACCATTGACAATCTGTCCGTCTTCATCAAAAGAAGCCGTTGTGGCGCCAAGCAGGTTGTTTAATGAGTTCTTTGCTTGGTGAATATTTACCAAATATGAATATTCTAATACTGCCTCTTCATAAGCCGCATAAACATTATATTGTGTTAACTCGACATCTAATACATCGCCACCCAATTTCTTATAAACAAAATTAACCTGATCTGCTGCACCTGATGCAAATGCCTGATATTCGTCTGGCATTCCCATATAAATTCCAAAAGGTAATGGATTGTCAGTCGCGTTTACATTGTCAGGTGTTCCAGTTATTGGCAAAATAACTTTGCTTGATGTACTAGATGGTGTTAGAGTTGGCACAGACATTCATATATTCTCCTACTATCTAAATAGTTTTTGAAAAAAGAAACCCTCCGATGAAAACATCGGAGGGCAATTGTTAATTTATTGTTTTAACT